GCGCTGCGTGGGGCTTTACCAACAAGGCGGCTGCTGAGTCGGTTATCAAGACTATCGGCGCTGCTGCTGCTCGCATGGCTGAGCGCAACGTTCCGATGGAGGAAATCTATGTCGCCATGACGCCGCAAGATTACTTCGCGGCGCTTACGGTCGAAGACTCGCCCTTCATCAAGTACGAGACCAACAAGAACGGCCCGAACGGAGATGTCAGCGACAAGACGGCGATCAACCGCATCGCTGGCTTCAAGATCTTCTACACCAACCACCTGCCCCAAGCCGCTGTCGGTAGCGAAGCAGGTACGTTTGGCGAAAATTACTCTGACAGTGGCGCGGGTCGCGACTTCACCCAGGTGAAGGCGCTGGCGTTCCACAAGTCCTGCATCGGCTCTGTGCGCCGTCAGGGTCTGACGACCTCGCGCACCCGTAAGGAAGAGATTCTGGGCGACCTGATCCTTTCTTACTTTGTCGAGGGTCACGGTGTTCTGCGCCCTGAGTGCGCGATCACGCTGACCACCTGATATAGTTCCTGCCTTTGGTAGGAGCTTCGCTGCTGACTCGGCGGGCTGGAGTTTCGGCTTCAGCCCGCCACTACATTTATAGGATATGGCTTCACGACTGACTGAACTTGAGGCAGTTAACCTCATTCTCGCATCATCGGACATGATGCCTGTTACGACGATTGCGGCAGGTACTACCGCTGAAGCAACCCTAGCTGTACAGCAGCTTGATACGTGCCACCGAGAAGTTCTTAACGAAGGCTGGCACTGGAACACAGAGTACGAAGTGTCTCTTGAGGCAGCGGAACTCACGAACAAGGTAGCCATTCCGACTACAATGCTGCGCTTCGACCCGCGAGAAGTGCCGTACTACATTGCACGCGGTCGTTTCATTTACGACCGACTTAACAAAACGGAAGCTATCGGTGAAGCCGTTAAAGGTACGGCGATTTACTTCATTGAGTGGGACGATCTTCTCGAAGAAGTTAAGACGTACATCACCAAGAAGGCTGCGCGGCGGTTCCACCAGTACCACGTTGGAACTGACGACTCTCTTCAATCACTTATCATGGATGAGCGTGAGGCTCGCCGCCTAATCCTTGACGGCGATCTTGATGCAGGGGCGTACAGCATGTTCGATTCGCCTGACATGCACGCTGGTCTTAGCGGAGGCTCTGTCTACACGGGTAGTGCAGCGTTCTTCGGCAACGATCCGTTTAAGTCAAGGGACTCTTCATGACCAGCACACAGATTTCTAAAAATATTCTAGGTGGTCTTAGCCAGCAGCCTGAAGAGAACCGCCTACTTAACCAAGCCCGCGAATGCGAGAACGCTTACCTTAGTCCGCTGGACGGTGCGGCTAAGCGAATGCCGTCGCAACATGTTGCCTCCATTACGGGTTCAGGCAAGCTTGACCGATTCATCTTTACTATGGATCGGGACGATGAGCAATATCTTATCATGTGCGGCGGGGGCACAGTCCGCATTTTTGATGCGGACGGGGACGAAGTGCCTGTCCGTGACACCGAAAACGCAGCGGGCGGCTACGCTCTGCAAACGGTAGCAGGTAGTGCTGGTGAATACTTCGGCGCTCTTGGAACTTACGCCGCAGGACGCGACGACTTGCGAGCGGCTGTCGTTGTAGATACTGCTTTCGTTGTCAATCGCAACGTCATCGTGGCCGAGGAAGTAGGTCCGACGCGAGTATCTTGGGACGTACCCAAAAGAACTGCTGGTGTGTTTATTCGGCAGTTCAACTGGGGAACCTCGGTTACCATTAAGATCAAGGTTGCCAACCCCGGCGGCACTCCGAAAGAGTCGGTGTTTAAATACAGCACTGGCACGAACAAGATTACCTATGCTCTAGGTCCAGCAGCGGATAACGACTATCCTAGAACTTGGGTTCAGTTTAATCATGACCCCACTGTTGATGGATGGATTCTTGAAACTGACATGTCTAGCGGCAGTTCAGTGTTTCAAGAAGCCGAGCCGTTTGCCGATTCGAGCCAAATGCTCTTTGCTGATCCTGCTAGTGGCGTCCAAGCCGACGTTGCGGATTTTGGCGTAGGAGCGTTTGCCTTTGATCCGGCAACGCGGGTGGCTAAGCTGATTCAAGGAAGCTCGACCGCCAACCTTTATTTCGGTATTGTGCCGCCTGCTGCTCTGGTAAGCGCTAACACGAGTAAATTTACTAACACCGAACCAAAAGTTCAAGTTAACCGCAGCTACCCCATCAATACAGAGTTTGTCTGCCACACCCTGCGTGAGCAGATCGAAGCCCGCGGCACCGCTACAACGGGAATCGACACTGTCACCCCCGCACTTCGGACGGGTGGCTCGTCATTCCTAATCGAAACTGAACAAGACATTCTTGAGTTCAGCGTCACCGACAGCGTGGGCAACACCTACGCCACGGGCTGGACTTCGGAAGTGGAAGACATCACGGACCTGCCGCTAGAGTTCCGCCACGGTGCTCTAGTGTACGTGTCTGGTCAGGACGGTGTGCGTGACGCAGGCTACTGGGTTCGGTTCTCGTCCGACAAGTGGGCCGAAGAGACAGAGCGGGACTTTGACCAGTTCAATGACGCAGACTACGTTTCGCACTTTGGTCCCGGACTGTGGCTTGAGGCTGCGCTACCGGAGGCGGATAAGGGGAAGCTCACGAAGTCTACCATGCCTGTCATGATTCGACGCTCTGTCGATGATAACCTTGGGACGTACACTAACAACGCTGACAGCATTTTCTTCGACGTTCGCTTTACGGACGAGTGGGGTGAGCGCACTGTTGGCTCAACTAAAAACAACAAAGCGCCATCGTTTGTCGGGAAAAAGCTGCAAGAGATCTTTTACTGGCAAGGCCGTCTAGGCTTCACCAGTGAAGCTAACGTCTGCATGTCGCAGACGGGAGAGCTATACAACTTCTGGCGCACTACGCAACTGTCAGTGCCTGACGATGAGCGTATTGATGTGGCGTCCACGGAGGGCGGCGGAAGGGTTATCAACTACGTGGTGCCCATGAACGAGCGCCTACTGGCGTTTACCCAAGACAGTCAGATTGCCCTAGGTAGCCGATCCGGCGTGCTAAGCCCGCGCACCATTGAAGCTCCGCTTGTCTCTAGGTTTGAAGGTTTGGCTGATGGACCGCCCGTGCCGTTTGGTCGCTCCATCATGATGCCCTACCGCAACGCGGCGTATGTAGGGATCAGGGAGCTTATACCCTTTGGCGACCTAAATGATTTTGCCCCTGTTGATCTGACGCAAAACGTTCCGCGACTCATCCCACAAAATGAGAGCGTTCGCATCGTTACTAACCCGAACGATAGCATTGCTTTCGTCCACTCGGCGGCTGACCCTAACACGCTATACTGCTTCAAGTATCTCAAGCAGTCCGACACTGAGTACAGCTTTGCTGCTTGGAATAAGTGGACGTTTACCGGAGAAGTACAGGATATGGTGATGCTCAACGAGACGCTGTACCTTGTCATGTTCTACGAAAACGGAGCCGAGAACGGCACGGCACTCGAAAAGATTGAGTTTGGTCCCGGCCAGACTGACGAAGATTCAGATCTCTTAATGCATTTGGACCGTAAGAAGTATTTCTCTGGTTCAGGTGGTGGAATTACCGTAAGCTTCAATTCGGAAAACCCTGCCTACGGCAATCAAGCCACAACTACGTACCAGTTTTCCACGTCGCTTGTATACGACCCCGACACTAGCCCCACTATCACGGCAGTCACAGCCGTGGATGGTGCCATTGAACCGGGCACTGAACTTACTGTTCTAGCCCGCGGCTCTAACTCTATCATTGTGCGTGGCGTACCAATTAACACAAAAGTTTGGTTCGGTGTTCCCTACACGTTTAAGTGGTCAGCTAACCGAGTGCTGCCCCGCACTCAGGACGGCACACCTACCCGCGGAAGACGCACAGTAAACTCAGAAGCTAGAGTGTCGTTTGATCGCTCGCGCTACTTTCAAGTCGTGTTGGATCATAAGGCAGGTAGCAGCTATACTACTACCTTCAGCAACGACGAGAGCAGTTCCATTGGAATCGGACCTGTCGAAGGCTTTGATAGCGAAGACATTGACAGCATCAAGTCCGGCACCGTTCGGGTTCCGCTACATGGGGCCGCGCACAACCTGCGGATGTCCATTACGAACGACAGTCCGTACCCCTCCAACATCACAGGCATTGAATGGGTGTCAACGCAGAACCGACAGTCAGGCGTTTCCGGGGTCTTCTGATGGAGCCCGCGCACCCGGATGATGGGTATGCGCTAGGACCGTCGCTGCGTCAGCATGACCTTGAGGAGCTACGGCTGTGCTGGAACGGCACAGAAGATCCGGGTTTCCTTCTGTCTAAGTCTATCGAGACTTCAGAGTATTCGTTTGTCATCAGTACGGAGGAGGACAAGGTGATCCATGCCGTATGGGGTCACGGTAACTGGCTGTCCGGTAACGTGCGGTCTGGTTTGGCCTACGTGTGGTTGCTTGCGGACGACAACCTGTTTGAAAAGTACGGTTGGGCAATGACTGCCTATGCTCGCAGGTACATCTTCCCACTTCTAGACGAGCTTTACGGCGTGTACGGTAACTTTGTAATGTCTAAAAACCTTGTACACTGCCGCTGGTTGCTGCGCTCTGGGTTTAGACGCGCCGCCCACTCATATATTAACGACGAGAAGTTCTCTCTTTACTTGCGTTACGGCAACAATTATCCACACAGGAGGTCCGCAAATGTGTAGTCCCACTGCAATGGCAATGGCTATGGGGGGCAATTCCCTTATTGGTGCCGTGTCTGAGCGTAGCGCGATTAAGCAAACGAACCGCGCAAACCAAGAGATTGCGAAAAGAAACGTTGCTGCTGCGTCAGAATCAATGATTAACTCTATGCGTATGCTTGCGCAGCGTGAGTCCCAAGAAGACTACGCGACTGGGCAGCAGATGCGCGAGGCGGCGGCTGAGGCGTACTACGCCGAAGGTGGTAGCCGCGCGAGCCAAGCAGCGGCGGGCGTGGAAGGCGGGTCTATGCAGGATTTGAACCAAGAGGTGCGTATGGTGGAAACGCTACGGTACGCATCCATCGCCAAGCAGCGTGAGTTCACGCAGCAAGACCTCGAAAACCAGAAACTGGCTGAACGCGCACAGACACAAGGTCGTATTAACGCAGCGCAGCCTACACCGATTCCAATGCCCAACATGCTGGGCACTCTTCTCAACGTCGGCACCTCCGCAGCGGCAGGCTACATGTCTGGTGTGGCGTACGGTGAAGGCGGTCAACGACTTAACGCATTCACAGGTGAGCCCTTAGCGTAGTATGGCAAGACAAGATCCTCAAAGGCTAAGGCCCTTTATGGTGCAGCCTACCGTCAGGCCCTTGGAGACGTTTACGCCTACGTCCAACGCTATCCAAAGGAGAGAAGGCTATGAGTCGGTGGCACCGGACGTAGACAAGTTTCTACAGACTATTGCAGATCTTGCCCGCACCGAGCAAAAGGCAGAGAACAAAAGAGTCTCTGAGGTTGCGACTAAAATTGGAGTCCGAGTTGCTGCGGGCGAAGATTTCAATAAGGTTGTAGCTGAGTACGTGGATAGCGGTAAGACGCCGCGGCAGCTACGTGCGGACCTAGCAAAGGCGTCTACCGTTGGGGACCTGTCCAAGCTTGACAATGACTTCTTTGTTCGCAGCTTTGAAGAAGCTGTTGTGCGGGGACGCGCTGCTGAGGCTCAGGCAGGTATTATGTCACGCCTACCTGAGGTCATTGAATCTATTGAGCAGCAGCTTGCGTTCCCTGACGCCAGTACCATCATGACGGGTGGTGAGTGGGCGGCGATGGCTGCGGACCAGAAGCTTGCACAGATCCTAGAGAGCGAGCAGAATGACTTCTTCGGTGGCCTCTCTGAGTACGGCCAGACTTTAGGTACGCAGCTTCTATCGGAGACCGTCGCCAAGGCGCGGGCTGCGGCAACATCGGAGGTAGAGACGCGGGCGTCGGCAAAGATTGTCGAGGGTAAATCTTCCGCCGCCTTCTTGGCTCTAAGTGATGTGACATCAAAGCTAACGGCTGACGGTAACGAGGATCTAGATATCGACGAGTCTGTTGGTATCTTGTCTACGGAGTTGACTCAGTGGTGGGACGGCACGCTAGAGACGGGGACGCCGGAAGAGCGCAGAGAGGCGCTGCTTAACCTCTATAGCGCGATGAGTCGGCAGATCCAGATTGATGTCAAAGACTTCGACGATCAGGAAGAAGCTCTAGCGGCACTGCGAGACACGTTCCTTGAGGCTAAGTCAGGCTCTGGGAACAAGATCTTCTCTGAGGGCAGCGCAGCTATGGTAAAGGTGCTAGAGAAGTCGGACGCCTTTATTGATGAAACGCGGCGAGAAAAGGCTTACGCGGGTCAAGGCGACAACGAACAAAATGAAAAAGCCGCCCAGCTTCTTCTTGAGGCGTCTATGGGAACTGACTGGTATCACGTGCGCCCAGACGATCAAACGCCTGAGCAACGAGACAGGCAGCGTGAGTACATCGAAGACATCATGCAGGAAGACCCGGCTTTGGGTTACCGCTTTGAGACGATGGTTGGGAATCACCATAGCCGCCTTGCGCGAGACGATTCTGGTAGCGAAGATCGGACTCAAGCTAACAACTTGGCTAGGGTGCAAGGTAACGCGCTCGAAGCCTACGAAATGGGCTTGACAGGTGAATCATTTGAGGAGATAGAGAAGTTTGTTAATACTAACTTCCGGCCCGATGATCGCCCTGAGGCAATAAAGATAATTACGGACCAAGCTTACAAGCGTATAGATGAGCGAACTGTAGTTACTAACAGAAACGCGCTCCTGTCTGCCATCTCGATGGCACAAAAGGGTACGCTGATTACTCCTTTCATCCTCAAGGACCCTGATGAGCAAGTTGAAATCACGCAAGACGCCCACAAAATTCTTGCGGAGTTTATGGGGGGCCCTCTTCCATCGATTGTAAAGCGGCATAAAGCGGGGGAGATTTCGACTGTTGAGATGCGAGAAGAAATCGCGCAAAGTCTACAGAAGCTTGTCGAAGCAGACGCCCCAGTTCAAGTAGAAGTTCTCAGTGGGAGCGCCCAAGAAGAACTAGCAAAAGAAACAGAAGAGGCGTTCTCTCAGCCAGGAGAGGTGCCAAGCTCAAATCTAGTTTGGACTGGTATTGACCGCGACGAACTTGCGCGGCGTAAAAATGTGAAACGTCTTCGCACGGTCAGAGATCTAGAAGATTACGAGAGTAGTGGTCCAATTCTAGAGCCGACAGGTAAGACCGCCGAGGGTGAGCCCACGGGCTCGCGCATCACAGAGGTCCAGTACGGCGGGCGTGCTCTAAGTTCTGTTTATCTTCAAGCTGCCCACATGAGCCGCTTGCTTTACGGAACGGACTACGAACCAGAAACAGGTGACTATGGTAGAGGTGTAACAGAAGGAGATCGTTTCGACGAAGCGTTTAAACTGCAACGTCGGCTTAGCCCAAAACATATTCAAAACCACCAAAAGCAATTGGACAGCTTTATCGAAGATGAGATTCTACTTAACATTGTTAACGAACAAAATGTCGCTGACAAAGGTTATGGAATGTTCACACCTGAAATGCAGGAGAGATTGACGAAAACTCTGGTCGAGCTAGTTCCTAACAACCCGCTCCAAGCAGGGCAAAATGCTTACTCAGGCAGAGGGCATCTTGAAAAGGTACTTAAGGATAAAGGGCTTTACGACCTAGTACTTGAAAACCCTGAACGCTTCCCCAATCTTCAAATCGGAGCGCGTATTCTTGCCGGCGCTGTCACTTACGACATTAGCAAAATGCCCATCACGGCGTTTCGTGTTTCAAAAACGATTCAAGGTAGTGAGTACGACACCCTTGCTAGAGCAATAACTTCTGATCCACTTAGCTCGGAGTTCCGTGTAGGTTCAGTTTCTAAGGTGCCTCGTAGCACTGTAATGCAGCTAAGGTCTAAGTACTTGGATAAAGCTCTTAGCTCCAGCAATTCGTTCCTAACAAGGTCAACGCGAACAAACGTTGTAACTATCAACCCCGCAGAGCTACAGCAGGCGGCTGACCGCAATCCTGTTGTAGCGCAGGTACTTAGCAACGCTAAGAAAGTTTATGAAATTCGTCGCGGCAAAAAGCCATCACCGCTTGATCGTAACATGCCTCTTGCCGAACGGGCCGCGCTCGGCGCTCTTTTTAACCACTTCCTACTTGCCGAGGCTAGCCGTAGCAACAAATGACCGCACGCAACACTGATCCTTATTACCAGCAACTGTACGGACAAGTTGGCGGGCAAGTTGAAGACACCGGATTCTTCGGTGAAGGCTTCCTAGATACCGCTGGAGATGTGGGCCTAGGTGTCGTCAACGGGGCTGAGGAAGCCATCCGCTCGTTTGTTGGGCTGGCGGAATACACGTTCGGGGCTGAGGACGACAAGGTTGATTGGAACCTAGTAGACGCACCCGACACCACTGTTGGGCAGATCGCTGGAGGCTTTAGTCAGTACCTCGCAGGCAGCGCCCTGACGTACATGGCTGTCACCGCCATCTTCGGTGCCGTCAGCGTGGCGACCGGAGGCGCGGCTGCGCTGGCAGGTGGGGCCATCGCTACCATGCTGATGCGAGGCGGTAGCCTTGCGCTCAAAGGTAAGCGCATGTACGAGAAAGGTATGCAGGCCAAAGGTCTGAAGCGGATTGGATTTGAGTTCTTTGCTCAGGCTCCGCTTGTTGACGGCGCTGCGTTCGCTGCCGATGAAGGGCGTCTGGTCAGCATCATCAATCAGTACGAGCCTCTACAGAACGAACTGTTCGACTACATCGAAGGGGACGGCGACGACTCCATCATGGAGGGTAGGCTTAAGAACGTGCTGGATGGCATGGTCGCTGGCGCTGTGGCTGAGCCTGTGTTCCAAAGCATGAAGGCTATCTACAGGGCGGCTCGTCGCAGTGTGGGTAACCTTACGCCAGAGCAGCGAGCTAAGATCGAGGAGGAAGCCGAAGAGGAACTGATTGACGCATCACTCAAGGAGCCTCTTGATGAATCCGGTATGAGCCCGGAAGCTCTGGACAATCTGGATCTGCACCGCATGGACCCGGAGGCGGGGGAGCGGGCCAAGGCGATCTTTGAAGATTACGTCGAGGGCGCTATCGACCGCGATGACTTTCTGTCACTGCTGCGGCTTGAGGGTACGGCACGCGAGACCATTGATTACGTGACGGACACTGCCACCAGTGCCCAACGGGCTGACGGTCGGGCAATGGACATTGACTCCACCAAGCTGTCGGAGCGGGCCAAGCAGCAAGACGAGATCTTCGACGGGGAAGGAATCACGTATGGGGATGTGGGAACTTTTAACCAGCCCAATGGTTGGGGTCTGCGGTACGGCCAGATCTACAACTACGTCACCTATCAGAACCTGAGTGACCGGGCTAAAGAGGTTCTAGACCGGAGGCGTCTTAAGGAGGCGGGCAAGCCTACTCCTAAGAACGACAAGTTTGAGGACGAGATTGTCGGCGCTCTTGGTGTTTCAAACGAAGAGGCTTCTGCAATTGCCGGGCTAATTGATGCTATTGGGTTTGATAGAGATACGTTCTTGTTCAAGCGAGGGGATCTTGCAGACCCGGATGCTCTACAACAAAGAGCTTGGCACGGTGGCCCCGCGAAGCACACAAGGTTTGATTTCAAGCACCTCGGAACCGGGGTTAAGCAAATGCTTTACGGTTGGGGGATGTATTTCTCTGGCTCTAAGTCTGTTGCTAACCACTACCGAGTAGCGGCTTCGCCAGAAGGGCAGGACATTGCAGTCAAAATTATTGGCGGTGAAATGCCAGTAGAGCTTGACCTGACCGCAGCTAAATTGAAGCTACAAGAGTACAGGGTGCAGGAGCTAGCTGATTCTATTGATGGTCGCGAGCTTGTTATGAATGACGAACAGGCTGCGGCAGATCTTATGCTTAAGGCGGCGGATTACCAGCGCCGTGAGCTTAACCCTGATCCCATCGAAGACAGCCTGCAAGATTTTATCGAAGATGTTGTTCGTGACACCGAATCTTCAATGAAGCGATTTGAAGAACGTGGTGACATAAACAGCGTCAAATACAAAAATGGGCAAAAGCTCCTTGAAGTTGGCCGGGCGCTTATTGACGGCAAAGAACTTAACGGAAGACAGATTGGCATTGAGAAGGTGAAGACTGGACGACTGTTTGAAGTTGATCTAAAACCTGCCGATGATGAGTATTTGCAATGGGACTTGCGCCTTTCCGAGCAGCCTGAGCGGGTCCAACAAGCTGTAGCTAAACTGCTTCCTGATGGTAAAGATAGGTCCAATCTAACCGGAGCCGCAATTTACCGACTCATCGCAGTCAACCAGTCTGCGAAGAAAATAGATCTAGAAGAGTATTCAAAAATGCCAAGCGGACTTCGACGAGCGTTAGGTAACGAAGAAACTTTCTTCGAGGTTCAAAAGGCAGGATCTCTCGCACTGTCGGACCAAGGTATTCGCGGAATCCGCTACCTTGACGCACTTAACCGCAGAGGCAAAGCACCCGAGGCGGCGGACTTCAACTACGTAATCTTCCGCGAAACAGACATTGAGATTACAAACTTCTTCCAACGCAACGCTACGATTCAAGGACAGGTTAAATTCCTTGAAGATGGGATGGCGTTGATCGAGGGCTTCAAAGACGCCAACTTCTCAACAGGCGTCCACGAAGTTGCTCACGTTGCTCGCCGCCGTCTGTTTAACCGTGACATCGACATCCAGCAGCGGCAGGGCATTTCGGATGACGACATCGCAGTTGCTGAAAAATGGGCTGGCGCAAAGAACGGCGTGTGGGACGAGGCCGCAGAAGAGCGGTTTGCTGTCGGCTTTGAGAAGTACCTTCGCGACGGTAAGGCTCCTATCCCTGCGATGGAGAACATGTTCAAGAAGATGGCTGCGTACATGCGCGCCATCTACGACCGTGTGCGGGGCTCATCTATTAACGTTCGCATCAACCCGGAGATGCGTAAGGTCTTCGACAAGCTAGTGACGCGCACACAAGCTGACGAAATGGACGACCTGCGCGGGTTGCTGGACGACCTTGATCCTGATGACGCACTCAGGCAAGACGTTAATGCAGCAACCAATGTGGACGAGGTTGTGGTGTCTGCCAGCAACACTCTGAAGCAAGATCAAGATGCGCTGGCGCGGAACGTCACTGAAACGAGGGAGCACTTGGGGCGTCTTAAGAACCGCCCGAAAGAGCTTCTCACCCTTGCTTCCTGGGCTCGCAAGTCTCGCCGCTTCTCGGAGAAGCTGGGTAAGGATATCCATGATCTTGCCCGCGCAATTCAGGACGGCAAGGCACCCGAAGACGCAGGCTCACGGCGTGCTCTAGGTGTTGCGCTTGGTACGATGTTCGAAGCCCTTGAAGGGTACAGGCAGGTGTCCAGTAACTTTGGCCGCGGGCTTAAGTCGTTCCAAAAGCGGGCGGGTGTGCAGCGGATCACTGAAAGTCTCGACACCTACGCTGAACGTAAGATCGGCATTGACGTTGAAGGACGACCGATCCATGAGGTGTACAACGAGCTTATCGTGCGTGCCGGGACGGACAAGTCTGCTGAGCGACACCTCAAAGCTTTCGAGCGTAAGGTTATTCGAGCCTACGAAAGCTCAACCAACGTCGGTGAGTTCGCGGAAAAGGTAGACGGTCTTGTTGATAAGTGGACACTTAAAAGCAGCCTGTCCCAACTGGCTGACCTTAACGCAGTCAACATCATTAGCGGTGTCAAGACTATCACCACTGCGCTGGCTTCGCCTTTCCTTGTGGAGCCGTACCGGATGGCCCGCAACATTCTGGGCGAAGTGAATGTGCAGTCGGCGGCGGATGGTGACGCCAACATGCAAAAGATTGTAGATGCCGTCAAGCGGGAGAACCGCGTGATGTTCAAGTCTATGCGGTACGCGATGCAGAACACGAAGAAAGTGTTCAATGCTGCTGGGCGTGATGAGCTTCAGACGATGATGCGGCAAACTGGCCTTGCTGTGCGT